GTCCGGCTGAATGTCAGCATTGGCGAACCACCACTCGGCAATGTCCCCCGAAGCGTCGGAAGCGCCGCCGTGCCACCCCCCGAGAACCATCACGGTGGGAGCGGTAGGCGTAAAGCTGTCGGTCGACTGCGCATGGCTCGAGCCCGTTCCCGATCCCGCGCGCAACACGGCTGTCCGGCGGTTTGTCGTGGTGATGCACCGAACCACCAGATAGTACCATTCCCCGGTGTTAAACGTGCTGATGTACGTGCCGCCCACCGTCGCCGAGCCCGTCCAGTAGTCCAGCGTAAACGTGCCGCCATCGATCTTGACCGCCCAGCCCGAGCCGCCCGCGGCGCCCATCGACCAAAAGGTTGCAGTGGTCGACGCAGAGGCCCGAAGCCACATCCCCATAGAGAACGGAAGCGACGTATAGCGGGGTATCGCCTGCGTTATCCGCTGAGTTGATGCGGCGAGGAACCCTATGGACACTACGCGCTCTCGTATTTCACGGTAATGTATACGATTTCGTGGTTGGCGCCCGTCGCATGGAGAGCAACCCCCGTATTGTGCACGACGTATATTCCGAACTGCACCGGCACCGTCCCGCCGAAGGCGTTGGCGATTGAGAGAAACTTGTACGTCTTATTGCTCGTGTTGACGGTCGGGATGACCTGAAGAAGCCGCATCGTGGTCTTTTCGTCCGGCGTCAGGTTCGCATCCGACCCGGTAGCCGATCCGCTGAACTCGGTGTCGTCGTAAGACGCATACGCCCAAACCTCGATCTGGCGTGCAGCGGTGGGGCTGGTGCCCGTCGTGATCTTCCCGCCGACTAGAACGTCAACCGCGTCCAACGTATCTTTCTGGTCCACTGCCGTGCCCGCCCGGCCGGCAACCAACGTCGTATCGCTGGCAAGCGCCGCAATGGTGATCGTCATCGCCGTTGGGGTGCCATATACCGGCGTTGCGGTGGCCATCAGGCAACCTCGTGCCCGAAGAACTTCATGCGCCTTTGAAAACTGTCGAGCGCATCGGCAACCGCTTGGCTGGCCCTGAGGTTCAAGTCCGCCTGCCGCTCCGCGTTAGTCCAAGCCGGATCGTCGCCCCACGAGAACTGAGTCTCAAACACGGAGCCCGAGGTGATCTGTGTCTTCTCGGCATTGCTGATCCGCCCGCCGCCGGAACCCACCACCATGGACGAGACATTGGACGCGCTGTTCACCAGAACGTCAGACCACGGAACCCCAGCCGAGTTGTTCCCCGCCGGGGTCGGCGTGTGGACCACGACGGAATACTGGTTGTTGCCGTTCGACTGCATCACGTGAAGCCTAGACATCTGATCGCCCCATTATGCGTAGGCGCCCATTCCGGCCGCCGGGCTTCCGCCCTGAAGATGAAGATCCGTCGACGACACAAACATTGGATCGTCCTTGATCTCTCCGGTAAGCAAGCTGTTAGTCGCCCCAATCACCCACATTGGCCCCCAATAACAATTATAGCTGCGATTAGCGACCGGACTAACGTAGAAGTGTTGCCCGCCGCCCGTGCTGCTCGATATGTTATGGTGGTTAGTGTACCAAGACCCGGGAGCCGTATCCATGCTGTAAGGCGTATACGACGCCCCGTCGTTATTCAGGATAGTGTTATACCGGAACTCAACGCCGGAATACGCGATCCCGTAGGTAGTCCCGTCGCCGTTATTCAGGTGATGAAACACACCGTTGTTGAGCGATACGTTTCTCTCGATCAGAATATTGCTCGCCGTGTCGCCAAAGATGCCACCGGCTTCAAAGAACCCGTTACTATCCTCGACCCAGTTGTCGTGTATGTGGACACCATTACACGCGCGCCAAGTCTCAAACCCACCGCCATCAAGAGTGTAGTCGTAGCTGTGCGCCTCACACCGCAACACTCTATTGTAGGCCAACTCTACGTTGTTCATATACCAGATAGAAAAGCCTTGCGCGCCGACATCATCGTCGCCGCCTATCGTGTCCACGATCATCTTGCCGTCGTGGATGTAGTTATAAAAAATCTTGGCGTTGGAGCCGTGCAGCTCCATGCCGAAACCGCAGTCATACATCTCGCAGTTGCGAACCACGAAATTGCTGCAGGTGTCATCGGTCTTGACCCCCGCCCAATCGGCGGCGGTGCCCGCAAGCCCGTCAATGACGATCCACGCGCTATCGGTCATGGTGATGCAGTAATCCGCGGTAGCCGTGATCAGCGGCTTGGCGGCAGCCGGCGGACCGTAGGCAACGAAGGTAACCGGCAGCCCGGCCGCGCCCTTGGCCGTGATGTCGAGGCTTCCCGAATAGGTGGAGCCCCGCTTGATGCCGATCACGGTTCCCGGCTTGAACGCGCCCTCGATTGCCGCCAACGTCGCGAATGGCATGCCAGGGGACATCCCGCCTTTGCTATCCGACGCCGCGCCGTTCGTGCTGTCCAGAAAATAGTCTGGCGTGCCGCTAGGGCGCCGCGACATCAGTTTCTGGCGCACCATGGCCCGCATCAGTCGAGCGCCCCTACCTTTAGCCGGAAGGTCACCGTCTCCGCGCTGATCGGGGTGTACGAGTTGGTCACCTGGACGAGAAACCGCAGGTTGGCATTGCCTACCGTCTTGATGCCGATACCCAGATTCTGAATGTGCACGAACGAGTTCGCGCCCAGCGTAGCAAGCGCAAACGGGATCGACCCGATCCAAGTCAGCATCTCGGCGTCCGATACGCTCCACGCCGCATTGTCGGCAATCGCTGTCGGCGCGGTGTCGAACAGGTGCAGCACGCCCTGAAGCGGGGTTGCGGCCGCGTTGCTGGAGATCACGCAGAGATCGGTGATCATCCCCGATTTTCCGGTCGACCGAACTACGCTGGTGAACGTAAACCCGCCGGTCGTGGGCGTCGTATCCGCAAGCGCGTCGTTGACGGCATATTGGGTAGTGTTCGAAGGGCGGGTAATGGTCGTGGTGCAGGTTGCCGAGCCGGCGGTCGCCGCCGCCACCAAGGGGTCATCCGATGCCAGCGTGACCCTCTGTACCCCGGTCCCGACCGACCCCGCCCCCGCGGAGACATCCACCGCAGTGCCATCAGCGCCGATGCAAGGCTTTACCCGTTGGAACAGGATGCCGCCAACGTCATCGGCGGCAACCGTTACCCCGGTGCCCGGCGTGATCGCTACATTGTCGGCCATTTATCCCGCCGCCTTTGTCAAAAGGAAAAGGAGGCCCATTGGCTCCCCGGCTCCAGTTCCCGAACTGGTTCCCAAGAGGAAAAGAGTTGTCGTCATCGCTTCACCCCGAGCAATTCCCTAACCACCTTGGCTCGAGCCTCGAACATGCGCGGACGCACAATCTCGGTTTCCTTGTGCCCGTCCGCGAAGCACTCCAGCACCGCGTCCTCCATCGCCCCGCGAACAAGCGGGATGATCGGGGCGAAGATGCCGCCGCCGTTGATGCTGATGCCGACCGCCTCCGCCTTGACCGGATAGAGACGCTCCGCCCGCGGCTTCAGATCATCCGGAAGCCCGCTCGGGAGGTCATGGTCGAGCAGCCAACGGTGCGAGTATGCGCGCAGTGTGAGGTTAAGCCACTCCGCAAGCGTGCGGGTATGGTGGATCATCGCCAAGGCTGCCGCGTCGTCCTTCGGCTGCGGCATCCCCGGCGCGACATGATGCCAAAGCGCGCGGATGCCGGGGACGTCGATCTCCGACAGGCATCGGCGCATCTCGGCGGAGTGGGTCACTTCGGCCCCACGACCGCCTTGCGCGCCGCCAGCATGAGAGCGCGCAGCTTGTCGGGATCGGTAACGCCCGCAGCCTGCGCCTCGGTGATGGCTTTGCTCATCGCCTCTTCGATGGCCGAAGCCATGCCCTTGTCACCGGTGCCGCCCGCGGCGCCAACGGCTTCGACTTTCTTGGCCATGGGTTATCCCCTATCAGTCGAGGGTGAAGGCGGTCGCGGTAGTGAGGATGGGCGTCACGCCCGCCGCGCCGATGGCGATGTTAGGCGTTACCGTCCCCGACATGATCAGCGCCGTAGCGCCGCCGCCGGACTTGCCCGCGGCCATGTGCGTGACGGTCGTACCCGAGGCGCCAGATGTCGGAAAGCTGATCTGCGACGCGGGGGACACGGAACCACCCGAGGACGCATTGAACCCCGTCGAGCGCGCGACGTTGACGCGAGCATACGAGGTGTACGCCGCCTCCGACGTGGTGCCGGTGCCGGTATCGCCCGGGTCGGCGGTGTGCAGCGACATGACGATGTTGGCCTCCGGCGAGGACGACGCGTTAATGGCGTAGTTGGCCCAAGTCGTCGCGCTGAAGATCAAATTCAAGATAGCGTCTTCGGTTGTATTGGAAAAGCCGGCCATGGTTTTCTCCTTAGACGAAAAGGCGGCGGTGGAGGTTGAGTAGGTCGAAGACCCCGAACGGGATCGCCTTCACGTCCTCGCCGCTGGTCGCGGCGCGGTTGTCGTAGAAGTGCTCAGTGAGGAGCAAGATCGCCTGCCGAACATCGTCCGGGGGCGTGTCGCCGACCACGAAGCGGACGACGATGGCGTTAACCGTCTCCATTGGCGTCAGCCAATCGACGATAGGAATGATCCACGCCCTATCACCGGGCGTTAGGTCGGTCTCATAGTCGGTCGTAGTCTGTTCGATCCCGTCGCCGTCGATGTACTTAACCGACGTGACGCTCAGGACCGGGCCAAAGGGAATTTCGATTTCATCGGAGGCGTCGGGGAATGCATCGAGAACCAGCTCCCACACCTGCGATTGAAACGCCGTTCCGGTCCACTTCTCCGCATAGGCGAGCGCCGCCTTGATGCAGCCTTCGACAACGTCGTCTTCGGCATCGTTCTCAATCCGCCCATTGGCTTTCGCCTCGGCGACGGTGAACGGCAAGCCTGGGCCGGTGATGCGGCGGAGGGTCACGCGCGCATCTCCCGCCCATCGGCGAAGGTGACGACGATCTCATCCCCGGACCGATAAACCCCGGCAACCTCGGCCGCATCCTTGCCGGGATCGCCCGGCGGGCCGGGCTCGCCCTTCAACGCCGGGCCGGTCTTGCCCCGGGACGCGAGCAATTGCCAACCGTCCCCAGGACATGGGCCGGGGCTGTTGCGCAATGCGACGAACGAGCCGCCGTTCAGCGCCACCACGTCGAGGCGGCGATGCTCCGCGCCCTCTTCATATGTCCCGACGAACTCGGGCGTGAGGCCGTCGTCGCCGCGGGCGGCAAGGCAAGTCCAGTCGGCGTGCGGGGGCTCGCGGCCGGTGTCGGCCGACGCCTGCCAGAGCGCACCCCGATGGGTGGCAACCTCGCCCTCGTAATGAACGCGGTCTTCCCAGGCTTTAGCGACCGGCAGCTTGCCGTCCTTGCCGTCCCGCACCCGGGCAAGGCGCGAGTCGATGCGCCGTACCGCTTCCGACAATTCCTCATCGACCGCCGGCTTGATCTGCTCGAGCACGATGGCCGCGACCGCCTCGGGGTCGGCGTCCTCGCCCTTGATCGCCTCGGGGATGACGATGGAGGCGACCGCCTCGGCAACATCGTCCTTCGTCGCGAAAGCCGACAGGTCCGGATCGTCGGGGAGCGCGGCGCGAAGTTCGTCAATGCTTACGAGGCCCGCGAGATCGTCCTTCGTCGCGAAGCCGGAAAGGTCCGGCGCCTCGGGAATCGCCGCGCGAACCGCCTCGATTTCCGGGCCGAAGTCCTTCGGCTCGATTAGGACCGGCATCGCGTCGCGCACCGCCTCAACTTCGGCCTTGCTCGCGAAGCCGGAAAGGTCGGCGGGCGCGGGCATCTCGGGGATTGCAGCGCGAACCGCGGCAACGTCTTCCTTCGTCGCGAAGCCGGAAAGGTCCGGGGGGGGCGGCAGCGCCTCTACGGCGCGCACCACGGCCTCGACTTGGGGTAGGATGGCCGCAGCCACGTCGCGCGCCTCGACGGCCGCCAGACGCGCCTCCAACGCCGCGTTGCGCGCGGTAAGGTTAGCGTTCGCCTCGATCAGCGGATCAAGGGAACGCCCCACGAAGTCCCGCACCGCGGCAACCATCTCCTCGCCGAACGCCTTACCGTCGAACATCCGCGAAGCCCTTGTGTAATGCGAGGAGCGCCTTGGCCGTCTCCGCTTCGCTCGGCGCCTCGTCAGGCTCCGGGGCGGGCAACGCCAGCGGCGCGACTGGCTTCGGGGGTCCGTCCGCTAGAAGTGCCAGCGGCACGTCTTGCTGCTGCGCGTAAATCAGATCGCCGCCCTCAACCTCGGGCAACTCGAACTCCGCTCGAGCCTCGTTGCGCTTGAAAAGCCCGCCCTTGACGCCGAGGGCGTAACCCTCGACGCGATCCTTGAATGCCGAGCGAAGGAGCGCGCTCGTGTTAAACTCGACGTATTCCTCGGGCTGGCCCTTGAGGCCGAACAAGAGGCCGAAAGCTTCCTCGATATGGTTGAGCGCGAAACCCAGACCCGAGGCGATCCACGACTGCATCAGCATCTCGGTTGACGCAAACGGGGTTGGCCCCATGCCGAGGATGGCGAGGGGAACGCGAAACGCCAATGCAACGGCGTCGGTCGAGAGCTTCAGCGTATCGGCAAGCTGGGAATCCACCGCGTTGCTCGAAACCGTGATCGGCTTGAGGCCCGCGGTCAGGATCGGCGTTCCGCCGCGGCCGTCGCCGCGCGTCTGCGCATCCCACGCGTCCCGAAGCTGCCGGGCTTGATCGACTGTCAGGACACTGTCCGTCGAAAGCATGATCGACGGCCGGGCTTCGTTCAGGAAGAACGAAATCTGCCGCTGCACCGCCGCGTTGCCGGCCGCAATGTCGAGCGCCGCCGCTAGGATGGGGCTTTCACCCCGGAGCGGATGGCGCGGCGTGTGAAGCCGGAGATGCAGCACGTCGCGCGCGGGAACGATGGCGTTCGGCGAAGAAAACCGCCGGTCGATGATCTCGTTACCTGCGAGGTTGTAAAAGACAGAACCATCCTCGCCGACCACCGCGGCGCACTGCCGCGAGCTCATCAGGTGGAGTTCCGCAATCTCGAAGCGGTCGTTACGGATCGCAAGAGCGTATGCGTTGCCTTCAGTGTAGAGGTTGCGAACTGCGTTGAGCAGGAAGTCCGAAATCGTCTGATAGCTGTTCGGCTTACGGAGAACCCGCGTGATCGCCGATGTCGTGATGCGCTCGCGCCCGCCGTCGCCCTTCAGCCGCCAGTGGTCCCCGGGGCACATCGCCACCGTCTGCGAGTAGGCCGAGACGCACGCCTCTACCATCGCCGAATGCGCGCCATAGGGGCGAACGTTCTCGCCCTTTTGCCAGAAGTTCCACGCCGTCCCCGCGGGCAACCATCCTTCGTCAAGGAGGTAGGGGCCGGGGCGATACTCGCCCTCGGCAGCCTTGCGCGGGAACAGCCAGTCGCGGATGCCCAAAGCTTATTCGGCCTTGCTCTCGCGGGTCTTGTAATGCCGCTTCGGGGCCTCGGGCTCGACATCCTTCAGAACTTCGGCCGACCCGTGGTCAGGCGCCTTGATGGTCTCCGGAACCTGCTTTGGGGCTTTGCGCTGCTTGTCGGCGTCGACGCTGCTCGTCGAAGGCGTGGACGCATCGCGCATCGCAACCTCCATTCCGTTCTTGTGGCGCAGCACTCCATCCTTACCGGTTGAGCACTCGCTCGGGTCGGCGTAGGTGCCGTCCTTGAGGAGATACCAAGTCTCGATTGCCATTGGCGGCCTCCTGTTTCGGGGGAAAGGAAGGCGGGGCGGACCCCGCCCGTTAGAAATCAGCGCCCGTCGTCGACGACGATGGTGAATGTGCCGACCTTGGTAGCGCCGCCCTGCGCGAGGACGATCTTCACCCGGTCACGGCCCGCGGCGATCTTGTCGCTGACAGCCGTACCGCCCGCAGCGTAGAGGGCGGCAACGCCCGCGTTCGAGTGGATCGCGCCGCGCGGCATGCGCGAGGTGGAAGCGTTGACGTTGGCTTCCGTCCACAGGCCTTCGCCGGTCGCCTCAAGCGTGATAGTGAAATCGACGCCATCGGTATAATCGGTCTTGGTGTAGACGATCTGCGAGATGTAGCCCGAGAGATACGGGCTATAGGCGGTCGCCGCGCCCGAGCCGTCCGTGGTCACGGTGACGGCATACCTGCGAATAGTCATGGCTTAAAGCCTCCGATATCAGGTTGAGGGGGTTGGGGGCCGGACGAACCGGCCCCCCGTTTCATTACCACGAGGTGGTGTCGATCCAGCGAACCATGCCGGAGCGGCGCATCGCCCACGACACATCCATCAGCATCCGCACGCCAATCGTGGCGGTCTGGAAGAACGAACGAACCGGATCGGCGGTCGTCGGGCCGGTGCCAGACACGATCTCCAGCGGAGTGGTGTCCTCCATGTGGACGGTCGCCTGCTCCGAGATATCGAAGTCAGGGGAGTCGCCCATGGCGGTGGCGAGGTCGGACGCCCGGATCGCGATCAGGCGATTGGCGGGGACGTTGCCCGACTCGATGATGGTCACGCGCTGCCGGATCGGGCCGAACCAGTCAGTGTTCCCGTCCGGGCCATCCATCAGGGCGAGGTTGAGGCCCTGGCTGGGGTTCATCAGGACGACGATTTCGCCCGCCGCGTTAGCGGCGATGAACGGGGCGAGCAGCGCCTTGAAGTCGGACTTGACCGACTCATAGTCGCCGCCGCCGACGCCCGAAGCCGTCGCCGACACGCCGTTCAGAAGACCGGCGGGACGGGCAGTCGACGACGCGACCGCGTCGATCATCAGGGTGTCGAGGGTGACAGCGGTATCCTCGACGATGGCCTGACGAACCAGCGCCTCGATGGCCGGGGTGCTGCGCTTGGCGAGTTCCCGCGAGAACGGGATGATGACGCCCATCTTCTTGGCGGTCATCGTGGTCGCGGCGGTGGTGACGCGGCCGACGCGGATCGGGGCGCCCTCGGCAACGAAGCCACCCGCGGCGCCGCCAGCGGTGCGGCTCGGAATCGAAACGGTGCCGTACCCGTCGAAGCTGAGGCGGATGCCCCGCGCGCTGAGTTTGGCGTAGAACGAATCCGGCATCAGCGCGTCGAGGAAGCCGGCGTTGACGGTCTGAACCAGTTCGGCAGCCCAGCCGGTAACGGTCGTGGTGCCGATGGTCTGGTCAGCCTTGGCGACGAACGCGGTCGCCTGGTGGCCCTTGTACCGCTCGTCCAGAACCTGATCCAGCGGCTTGCCGCCGAAGTGCGAGACGCCGCGGGCGACGGCCGCGCGAACGAGGAGATCGATCCCGCCGATGTCCTTTTGGCGACCGTTCGGCTGGATGGCCGGGGCCGCGGGACGGAGATCGCCGCCCTTGGCGATAACATTCGCCTCCAGGCGCTTCAGGCCGCCGAGCTTGTCCTCGGCTTCCTTCATCGTCGCCTCGAGCGAGTCGAGGTTGGCCGGCTCGAAGTCGTCAGCGGCGCCATACTCGACGTACGCATCTTTCGCGGCGAGATAGGCCGCCTGCGCGTCCACGACGCGCTCGGAAATGGTCTTGCTCATGGCAGTGCTCTTTCGAATGGGAAGTTTAGGGGGTTCGGCGTGCTCGCCGGTAGTGCCGCGACCCCCAAGGCCCCGTTCGGCTTGCTCGCCGAAGGCCATGCGCAGAGTGTCGTCGGAAATGTGCAGCGACTTCGCAACCGCGAGAGCCGCAGGGTTAGCGGGCACCGAGACCAAGGAGGTCTCCAGCAACTCGCTTTTCTTGTACCGCTGCCCGCCGTAGGGGCTCCCGCGGTCAATCGGCTCCGCCTCGATAGGCTTGAACCCAACCGAAACCGCCCGGAGGATGCCCTGCTCGACAAGGCGCCGGATCTCGTCAATCCTCCCGCTCGTGCCCTCGGAAGCGAGGACCAAGCGGCCCTTCAGCTTCCCGGCATCGACGCGAACGTCAGCCCAATTCCCGATGGGGAACCCGCTGTCGTGCCCGAAAAGCGCGATGGGGTTCTTGCGGAACCAGCGCAAATCCCAGCCGGCCGGATCGATGGTATCGCCCATCCGGTCAACCGTCGCGTCCGAGAGGACAAACGTCAGGTCGGGGCCAACCTCCGAAGAGGTTGCCTTGCGAATGATTGTCATGGATTTCCCTTTCGGGGCTTTAGGCGATCATCGCCATAACGTCGAACGGCGCGGACGCCTCGAAAGTCCCGGCCATCGCCTGCGCCATCGCCAGCGCCACCATGCCGTCAATCCGGCCGTGGCTTTTCATCTTGTCCAACTTGCGGTTGCCCGCCGGGTCGGCCTTCACCGTGGCGTTCGCCGCGCACATCGTCAGAACCGGATGCCCGCCGTGCCGAATCTTCCGATTCAGTATCGACGCCTCGAGCGCGAGGAGCGCCGGGGACATTGACTGGAAGCCCTGCCCGAACGGCTCGAACAGCGCCGCATCGCCCTCAAGCTGCGCTTCGCTAAACCCGGCTTCCGCCAGCAGCGGCTTCAGGTGCCGCCAGCCCCAGCGGTCGAAGGCGATCTTGCGAACCTCGTGGTCTTGGCAGAAGTCCCAAAGGAAGCCCGCAACGAACCGGTAATCAATCGACGGTCCCGGCGTCGTCTCCAGAAACCCGTCCCGCGCCCAAACGTCATAGGGAACGCGGTCCGTTCGCGACTTCTCGCGCAACCCTTCCTCTGGAAGCCAGAACCTCGGCTTGACGTGCCACTCGTCGCCAACCGGCGACATGGCAACAAACGCCGTAAGGTCCGATACCGACGACAGGTCCAGCCCGGCGAACACCGGGCCGTCGAAACTCGATACAACGGCTCCAGCGCACTCCGACCAAGCCGTCCTCGCGATGAACGGCGCCGAGGCGTCGATCCTCTGGTTCAGGAACAGCCAGCGGAACGAGTTCTCCTTGCTCGGGAGCCGCTTGGCATCCTCCGCATAGTTCGCCACTTCCTCCAGCGACCGGAACGAACCTAGCGCCGGGTTGGCGGCGGCCCATGCTTCCCTGTCGCCCAAGTCACAATCAATCGGCGCCGCGTAGACGTGCGACACCACGCTAGGGTCATCAGCCGTGCGCGCGTCGTCCAGCCATTGCGAGAAGAGATCGCCATCGGTCGGCGCCTGCGTCGAGATCGCGATCAACAGCGGGTTGTCGTATGCGCCCTGCGACGTTTCGATTGCCTCGATAAAGGCATCGGTTGGCCCCTTGACCTGCCCGACCTCATCAAGAATCGCCACCACCGGGCTAAATCCGTGCGCCGTCTGCGCCTCCGCGGATATCGCCCCAAACTCAACGTTCATCGGCAAGCCGGTAAGCAGCTTTTGGCTAGGCGTCGCCCGAACCAGCCGCTTCAACTCAGGGTTCATCGCGACCATCTTGGCCGCGAGCTTGTAGATAATCCCCGCCTGCTTTTGCGACCGCGCGCCGCAAACAATCTGGCTGTTCTGAACAGCCTTCGGCCCAACAAGATGGGCAAGAACAAGACAGGCGATCAGCGCCGACTTGCCGTTCTTCCGCGCGATAGACAGATACGCCCGGCGTACCTTCGTCGCGCCGTAGACTGCCCGAATGAAGTCCTGCTGGAACGGCAGGAGCACCAACGGCTTCCCGACGTGCCTCCCCTCGGGCACCCGGCAAAACCGATGAATGAAGGCGATAACCTTGTCGGCGTCAGTTCGGGCGGGCAATGAGATCGTCGTCGCCATCCGGCATATCCGCCTCGATCCGCTTCGCGCCCGACTGGCGCTTCGCCGCGTCCGCTAAATCCCGCGTTTGCGCGCGCGCGTGCAACTGCAAGCTGCGCCGGAAAGACAGGATCGAACCCGCGTGCATCTGCACAACAACCTTGCGCGGATTGACTACAGGCGTCCCGCGATCCGACTTGGATACGCTCCCCTCCGCCCGTAACTCCCGCTGCTCCCGCTCCAAATCCGCCATGGTCCGCGCTAACATGGCCGCGATCTCTAACTGATGGGCCGTCCACTCCGAGCGCGCGAACTCGGCGATGACATTCGCAAAGAATGGCAGATCGCAGGCCTCAAGCGGAACGTTGCTCGGCGGCTCGATAGACCGGGCGGCATCTCT